AGAGTTTGATTTCGTTGTTGCCGAAGATTTGGCACAAATCCAACTATACAACAACGCCAAGCATACCGCGCTGAAAGACAAAAAAACAAAGGAGTTGAAGTACGGCGGTATGACTCGTATGCAAGTCCTGCAAATGCGCCAAAACACACAAGCCGGTATGCTTAACTGGCGACTGCTTTGCAAAGAGTGGGGAATTATGCGTGAAACAAGCCTTAAACGTGGCGCCAAGTTTACGGTTGATTACCGGGAGTGGTGGCTGAGCGATGTCGAACTGATTAAGCGATTCAACCCGCACGATACGAATGCACAGGCGTATTTTATCCCGGACAATAATAATGAGGTCAAGGAAATTTATATCTATCAGGGAGACCGGTATATTGATTGCCCGCGTGATTTGGGCAGGTTTCAAGAAGCTATCGCCGAGCGAACGGATGAAGATATACACATTATGCACCGGCAACTTGGATTTCAGAGCGCACAGAAAGCGCTCGGAAAAGAGAGCGCACAGGAGTTGCTTTTGGGCAAAATTGGCAGCATAAAAACGGAAACGATAGAGAAAGCGATTATATCCTCACCCCCCGCCCTCTCCGAAGGAGAGGGAGCCGTGCCGGAACTCGAACTCGTAGAGGATTACGGCGGTTGGGATTTGGAAGATTATGCGGCAAAGGCAATTTTAAACTTTTAAAGTTAGACAATATGAAATGTATAACATTTGACAAAGGGGCGCAAGGTGCGTTACCGAAACACATAAAAGATAAAATGAAAATTGACAAGTTTTGCGCAAGAACTTGTGGCTTAAGTTCAGGTTATTGTGAAAAAGCAAAATACGATTTATGTTCTGATTTAAGGGAATTCAAAAAATCTTTATAAATATCAATCACTTTAAAACACCAAAGAAATGATTACAACAGAATTAAAACAAAGAATTGCGGCGGCAATGACTGCCCGGCGCGAGAACTTCGGCGGAAGCGACAATCAGTATGCCGTAAGTTTGGGTATTAATGGCTCGGTTTACAACCGTATCAAAAACGGAGAAACCGAAAAAGTATTGGCGGATAGCAAGTGGATAAGCCTTGCCCGCAACTTGAATGTGGAACTGAGCGGCGGAACCGCTTGGAAAACAGCAAAAACACCGGTATTTGTAAGTATTACTACACAATTGGAATTTTGTCAGGAAAAAAGTGCGCTTGGCGTACTGTGCGATGATGCCGGTATCGGCAAAACCTACGCAGCTGAGCAATACGCCCGCACCCACAAGAACGTGGTATATGTGGATTGTTCGCAAGTGAAAACGAAACAACAATTAGTGAGATTTATAGCCAAAGAATTGGGGGTTGGGCATACCGGACGTTACGGTGATGTGTACGGCGATTTGGTGTTTTATCTCCGCACCTTGCTCAACCCCCTTATTATTCTCGACGAAGCCGGCGACTTGAATTATCCCGCTTTCTTAGAACTCAAAGCCCTGCAAAACAAAACGAAAGAAAGTTGCGGATGGTATATGATGGGCGCCGACGGCTTGCGTGAAAAAATCAATAGCGGCATCCGCCACAAGAAAGTCGGTTATGCTGAGATATTCGACCGTTACGGTGCCAAATTCCAAAAAATCACGCCCGAAGGCAAAGAGGAACGCACCGAGTTTTATGCAGTACAGGCTGCGGCAGTTATCAAAGCCAATGCGCCGGAAGGAACGGATATCAGGCAAATGTTGTTGGCAACTGATAGCCGGTTAAGGAGGGTTTATATTGAGATTAAAAAACAGTTAAATGCTAATTAAACATGAAAACGATTGAGGAGGCGGCAATGGATTATCTGGAAGATATTGCTCCAAGTAACCCTGATTTTGATTTTTCTATCTTAGAAAGCGAATACGAAGCATTCAAAGCCGGCGTTGAATTTGCTCAAGAGTGGATTTCCGTTGAAAAAGAATTGCCCGATGGCGGTATAACGGTTTTAATAAAAGATAAAAATAATATGATTGGTATGGCGTGTCGCAGATTTGGCGATTGGGATTATAAATTCAAAAATACAATTACCCATTGGCGACCAATAACAAAAAAATAAGATGGCGTTTTTCAGTAACAGCAACATCACAGCTACGAAACATAAAACAATGGCTTTTACGGGTAAATGGCTCGACAGTTTCGGCGAGCCTCCTGTATCGGGCAGTTGGATTATCTACGGAACGAGCGGAAGCGGAAAAACAAGTTTTGCCCTGCAATTGGCTAAATACTTGACAAATTTCGCTAAGGTGCTGTACTGGACAAAAGAACAGGGAAACTCAAAGACCTTTCAAAAATCGTGGAACAGACAAAAGATGTCGGAATGTGGCAACCAAATAACCGTTGCAGATGATGAAACGACTTTTGAAGAAATCATTAAGAAAATGACTCAGCGAAAAGGTTGCGATGTATTGATAACAGACAGTTTAACCGCTCTTAGAAATTATATTGAGTTAGACGGCGATGGCGAACAAATAGTTAAGCAATTTAACGTAATCGCCTACGAGCGTTTTCGCAAGCGGATGAAAAACAAGTTGCTGATATGGGTAAGCCACGAAAAAGGCGGTATTCCCGACACAAATGTTGGCGACTACATTATGAAACTCGCCGACTTAAAAATGCGGGTTGAGGGTTTTAAGGTCATTACAAACTCTCGTGCAGGCGATGAAATGAAAGATTTTATCATCTGGGAAAAAGGAGCAATTGAATATACAGGACAATAAAACACAAAATTATGGCAGCACTAACATTTGAAGACAAACAAATAAACGGCTTAATTAAAAAATTTCACGTATTGCTTGGAAAGACTGTCGCCGGAAGCGAAGGAAAAGAAGCCATTTTACACAGTTACGGTGTTGGCAGCAGCCTTGATTTGAGCGTAGCGCAATTAATAGAAATTTGCAACGCACTCGAACAGGTACTCAATCCGAAACTTGCCGAATTAGATAGAAATCGCAAACGATTGATTGCTTCTATTGGCGCATGGCTTCGGGCGATGAATCGGATAGATAATATTCAGATAATTAAGGCTGTTGCCTGCCGGGCATCGAAGCGTGATTCTTTCAACGAGATACCGATCGAACAATTGCGCAGCTTGTATTCGGCATTTATCAAGAAGAAAAAGGACTTAGCGATGGTTGAGAAATTGACTGTTGATGAATTGGATTTATTAACGATGTGTAATTAATGGCATACAACAGGAATGGATATATGATCAGGGCTAAAAATATACGGAAACTTACCGAAAATCATTATGAGCCCGAAAACCAGGCTAAATGTTATAAAATGGTTTGGAAGAGATTTGTACATCCTTTGTGGGGTATCAGTTACCGAACATACCTGAACTATTTAAATGTGGATGACGACGAGGCATTTCCTAAAAAAGAAGATGACGGACAATTGAATTTATTTAGTAATAACGATTAATCAGTAAAATTATGGCAAGAGAAAAGAAAGTAGTGCACACGAGTGTATCGAGTGAACAAATGGAGACGGCGTTTGGCGAATATGCTACTGCCGATGCGAAGTTGGCGAAGATCAATGCTACGATCGACGTTCAGATGACCGCCATTCGCGAGAAATACGCGGATGAGATCGGCAAGTTGAACGAAACGAAGGACAAGGCTTTTGATGTTTTGCAGGCGTTTGCCTTAAAAAACAAGGACGAACTGTTTGCCAAGAAGAAAAGCATGGAAAGCGTACATGGGACGATCGGATTCCGCACCGGAACGCCGAAATTGAAACTTTTGAAGGGTTTTACCTGGGGCGCTGTTACCAACCTGTTGAAAGAGTTTATGCCCGCTTATGTGCGGATCAGCGAGGAGCCGGCGAGGGACAAACTGTTGGCAGACCGGGAAGACGAGGATGTGGCAACACTGTTCCCGAAATTGGGGATTGCGGTAACGCAGGATGAGACGTTTTTTGTTGAACCTAAAAAAGAGAATGAGTGATTACTGAATTTGCAAAAATAACGGGAATCCTTGAAGATCAGATTCTGGGCAGGCGCAGAACTCAAAAGTTGAGCGATGCCCGGCATCTGTATTGGTATTTGCTTTTTGCCAACGGGTTTTGTTATTCGGAGATTGCGCGATTGAACGATCGGACTCATGCGAGTGTGATGTGGGGTATTGGAAAAATAGATGGCTTGTTGCAGATTGGAGATCCGGAAACCCTTCGGATGTGGGAGCTTATAAAATGGATAAGGCGATGATTATTGCGGTTGATTTTGACGGTGTGCTTCATACGGGGGAGTGGCCGGAGATTGGAGATCCGGCTCCCGGTGCAATCGAAGCGATGGGAAAGTTGCATGATGACGGACACCATTTGACTATTTGGACTTGCAGGGAGGGTGAGCCTCAAATCGAAATGGTTCGCTGGCTTTTGGAGAATGGGATTCCTTTCGATATGATTAATGATAATGTCGGATGGGAGAAATACGGCTACAATGCGCGAAAGGTGAACGCTGATGTTTATATTGATGACCGGAACTTGGGCGGATTGCCTTCCTGGAATGAGATATACGATATTATTAGCGGCAAGGTGAAGCCATATTGGATATATAAGATATTGAAATAATTGTTAGTTTTTTCATTTCATAAAATTAGGTGAGTTTAGCCAAAACCTTGCTTGAATTTTTTTGAGATATTTGATTTATTCAAAATTATTACTAATTTTGCCCTCGCGAAACCATAATATATTTTCACGACGGCAAAGTCCAAGAATTAAAATGATTTAGCCCGTGTGAACCGTTTTAAGGACGGTAATTCTTCATGCCCCGTGTATGTTGTGGTTTCGCAGCGCACGGGCTTTTTATTAACGTGTAAAATTCTTTTAAAATGCGAAACCAAAAGAATTTGCAGGCTACGAGTCTGCCGAAGGTATTTACCTTCAATCCCAGTAATCAACCTGTACAGGTTGAAGTAATTAACAATCAACCGTGGTTTGTCGCAAAAGATGTATGCGATTGCCTCAAGTTGGGAAATGCAACGGAGGCATTGCGTAATCTTGATGTTGACGAGAGGCTGCCCTCAGTAGTAATGAGGTCAGGTCAAAAGCGAGAGGTTAATTTGGTAAATGAGAGCGGATTATACAATCTTATTTTCCAAAGCAGGAAACCGGAGGCGAAAGCCTTCCGGAAGTGGGTAACGAGCGAGGTGTTGCCAAGTATTCGGAAAACCGGCGGTTATACTGCCGGGAAAGATTATTCAGCGCGTCGCACCGATTATGTAGATTTGCGGCATATTCCCTACGAATATCGCGAGTTTGAACACACGCACGTGCGTGTGGTAAATTATCAGGACATTAACTGGTTTAGCGTCAACGATATTTTTCGTTGCATCGGTGCCAACAGTTGTCCGGTTATGACATCCCGTAATATTAATGCTGTCAATCCGGGCAATGCCATTAAGATTTTTCTTTATGGAAACACGCAGCCTGCGTGGTTTACTACGCTTACTGGCGCACAGTTGATTATTTCCGGCAGCCGGAAATTGAAAAACAACAAGCAGCAGGCAAATCAAATTCAAATAATGATAGGAGGGCTTGTGTGATGGTACGGTTTGAAGAAGACAAGTTGGTAATAGAATTGCCAGCAGTAGGTAAAAATGATTCAATTGAAAAATGGACGAATCTACATCATGCTCTTTGCCTTATACTTTGTGATGTATCATTAAGCCAAGAGGGAGTAGATTTAACCCAGGGTTATTACTACTTATTTGACTTTTTTGAGAAGTTAATTCCCGATTGGGACGATGTTATAAAAATGGTGAAATGAAAAAATCTTTTGAAAAAGTCTCGGAGATTCCGGGACTTTTTTTACTTTTGTCGAAAATTGAATATAACTTCATGAAAAAGATTGCTTTATTTATTTTGTTTTTTTTACCGATAACTTGTTTTTGTCAAATTAGAAATCTTTCTCCGGAGCAAAAACAAGAGGAAAGGTATGACAGTATTAGTAATATATCATATGAATCGAGTAGTTACAGGAAGTATGTTGGTCAAAGCGTGACTATCGTTTTAAATTTTGGAAATAAAGATGGCTATGTTGGTTTTAACAATCAACCGAAATCAACAAATAAAAAAATCCCTATTGATAAATTAAACGGAAGATGTTTTGAAATTATAGATGTTGTAGAAAAAACAAAAGAAGTGTATGGATTCGCTTCTTATGATGGTAAATTTTTAAAAATTAGAGATAAAAAAACCAATGATGTTTTATACTATGATTGTGACAAAATTTCCCTTCATAATCCTTTTTTAGCAAATGGTTATTATGAAAAAATTATAAATCCATTGATAGGCAAAAAATTTTTATATCGTTCTCATGACGGATTTTATGAAGGAATTATAACATTATTAAAAAATGGTGTTAAATTAAAGCCAAAATCCCCTCCGGAGTGGTGGTTATTTTCTGAATTTGTAATAGATAAAAATGAAAGAATATCCAGCGAAAAAGCCTTAATAGTAAACGAACAGGGAGACGAGGCCCTTGTTTCAGTATATGATTTGATAAATAGTTCAAGGCCCGGAAGAAATTTTATGTCTGAAATTTATCTGAATTTTTTAACAGATTTATATGGGAAAGAAGATAGTAAATTAATTTCAGAGAAAAGGGTAAAAATAGGATGGCCCAAAATAAAGTGCATTGATTCATGGGGTTTTCCTGAAAAAACAAATACTGATTTGTTGAATAATGTGAAAAAGGAACAGTTAGTATACAAGAATGGTAATTGTCTATATCTTGAAAATGATATATTAGTTGCCATCCAAAATTAAAATTGTTTTTTAATCCCCCACCACCTCCTGAAATTCCGTACCAAACTCCATCCGATAAACAAACAGTCCATCCGACCGGTTTTCTTTTTGCTGCCGGCCCCGGGACAGCGGGTTGAATTCTTCCGTTCCGAAGCCTTGCAAAGCATTGTACACTTTTTCGATTAAATCGTAGCGTTCCATTGCGGTTTCCCTGACATCGTCAGGAACTTCGGAGTTTGTCCGGCTTACTGGCGGGTTTTGCGCGATGCGGACGATTACTGCACATCGGCAGAGTTGAACACCGGCGTACAGGTCTTCGCAATTAGTTAATGCGATTCCAATAACTGCGCAAGGGAATGCGACCGGCAGGCGTTCGGTCTGGCGGTCGATTTGTCCGGCGTCGAGGTCGATCCATCGCAGTTCCGGTACCTGTTCTTTGAGTTGTGCCATTAGGGCGTTGTAGATTGTTTTCATTTTTTTAGTATATTAATCATTTCTCGATAAATCTTTTCTTCGATTTTTATTTGTAAGTCTTTTGAGTATCCCATGAATTTTCGCTGTTTCATTACGAATGGTTTTTTGCCGAATATGTTTGCCGGCAATCCGAAGTTGTGAACTGCTGCGTATGGTTTTTTGTTGATCACGACTACCATTCCGGGTTCACTGCGGTAAGAAAAGGCGTTACGCAGTTCGCCTGTTTCTCCGGTAAGTATTTTTGCCGATGTGCGTGGATCGGAAAAATTTTTGGGTTCTCCGGCGGAAAAACCATACCAGGGGGATTCGGGTTTTCGGCGTTCGACTTCCGCCCAAGGCTCGCCATCGGGCGCGGCTTCGCGGTCGAATGATTCTTTGAAGTGGTTAATTGCTTCGACTCTTACGATGGTTGGAACGTCGTCGCGGACAAACGATGTGATATCGCTCATCTTTTCGCGGATTACGGTTTCCAAATCATCGATGTTCATAAGACTTATAGAGTTTTAGACTTTTAGTCGAAAAAATTGATTTAAATATTGTTTTATTGAAATTTAAATGTAACTTTGCATTATCATTATTAGAGCG